TGATAAGCGCCGCTTTGGTACGCTCTACTAATCTGGTTTTTTCATAGGCTGTAAGTTCCTGCGTATATCCGTTGCCAGCCAATAAGCGCAGCTCATACATTGCCTCGCTCATATCCATAAAGCGGTAAAGCACTTTCTCATACTCCTTATGCCCCCGCTCTAAGTTCAAAATATTTGCCGCATTACGTCTGTGTCCGTCGATTATACGGTATTCCCCGTTTACTCTCGCCAATACTGTAGGCTGTTCCTGTCCTACGTGCAAAAAGCTATCTGCCAGCTCTTCTATGTTTTCTAATTTCTGGTGCGTGTTCTCCTGTGCTGCCTTTACCTCGTAAGGGCTTAAATAGATTTCTTTGTATCCCTCTGTCTGCGCCTGCTGCCCTGCTGCTTTCGTCTTTGCGTTCAGAATGTCGTTAATGCCAAACTTTGCCATATTCTCTACCTCGCTTTCTCAATCCTTTGTTTTTTCTTACACTGTCCCATTACTCCGTTGCACATTTCGCACGTTCTCCAATACTCGCAAGCGTCGCTTTGCGGGCATTTCTGCCCTGCAAATTTGCCGCCCCAGTTCCAGCACTCCGTACCGCCAGTCCTGCGGCAATGCCAGTAAGCGCATAATCTCTCTTTATGTGCCATGCCCGCTACCTCGCTTTCCCTGTATACGCTGTTACAAATTTCTTATACCCCTGCGCCGCTCCGCAGCATGGGCTATACTCATAAATCGGCTTACGCATGAAAGTATTTTCTGCTACTTTCTTGGAATACCGAATAATACCCAAAATATTAAAATCTGTCTTTTGTTCCAGCCACTCTACGCCTGCTGCCTCGCCGTCTGTGTTCTGGTATGACGTAATCAGCACGCCTGCCAGCTTTAATGCTGGGTTAAATGCCTTTGCGTCCTCTATCTGCTCTGTCACAATATCCAGCCCCTCTAAAGCGTCCTCGTCCACCTTTACGGGTACTATTACCTCGTCTGTAATTGCCAGCGCATTTACAACATTAAGCCCAATATCCGGCGGGTTATCAATGATGCAGTAATCATACTTGCCATATATGGTGCAATCTCCGTAATACTGCACCTTTGCATATACCAGTGCTTTGTATCTCTCTATCTGGTTTCCGCTGTCCTCTTTGGTTAAATTCCACGTAGCCCCAAATAGTGACATGTTCGCCGTTACAATGTCGATACCCTCATACTCTGTATGCTGTATCAGCTCGTCTGCGCTTTCCCAGTCCCCAGCCAGCAGCTTTGTAACTGGTGCTACGTTCTCTGCATCATATCTGCTGTACGCCTTGCTTAAGTTTCCCTGCTTGTCGTTGTCAATCAGCAGCACCTTATAACCTCGCCTGTAAAGCTCATACGCCATGTTTGCTGCTGTAAAGGTCTTGGCTACGCCACCCTTTAAGTTCAAAATGCTTATTGTTTTCATTCTTTGCCTCTCTTTCCTGCGTCGTCCCTAACGCATGGTTACTGTTTCCTGCTCTTTTGTAAGCTCGTCTGAATGTAATAAATACTGCTCTATCAGCTGCGCTGCTGGCTGCCAGCCGTAGCAGACGGCGGTATAATAGCCCTGCTGCCGCAGATACTCTAACCACTCTTTCTGTTTCTTGGTCGTCGTGTTCTCGCCTGCCTTAAGCTCTATGTAAAGCCCATGATACCCAGCCCTTGCAGCTGGTAGCATAATATCCGGCACGCCAGCCTTTACGCCCTGCCTCTTAAGCACCGCTGCTGTTGCTTTATCACGTTTGCCGCCGTTTGGCACATGATACATATATTGCAGTTCCGGCATAATCTCTGTTCTGTATGCAGCCCAGCTAAATAATGCCTCTTGATGCCCGCTTTCGTCGTCCAGTCTAAAGTTTCTCATTTTCTCGCCTCGCTCTCTGCTTAAATTCTACATACTGGCAAATTCTGAAAAGCAGCCCGTCCTTATGCGGCTTGCTGTTCTCTATCGCCAAAAGCGTTATTGTTTCCTCGCTTTGTAGTCCTGCATTTCCCAGTACGTCCCAGCGGCATATATCATAATATCTGCACCGCAGGCAGCAGTGCTTACAGTCCTTACCTTTCTGGAATAACCAGTATTTAATTTTTTCTATCATGTTTTCTGCCCTTTCTGCTGCCGCTGTCTTTCCAGCTCTCCTGCTGCTCAGAAATAGCTGCTGCAATTCTAAACGCCAGATATGTTGCCACAATCAACGCCAGCAGTCCGGCTATTATCAGCACTGCTGCAATGGCAATGCCCTTGATTATCTGCATTTCAGCCCCCCCTATCTGTTATTTTTACTAAGGTGTATCTTAAATACCCGTAGCCGTAATACTCTGGGCTATGTACTCCCATGCTCACGCTGTTCTTATCCACGTAATAGCCCTTTATTGCCTTTGGTTCTTTCTTGAAATACTCACGGTCTGAAATTATGTGGTACTCTGGTTCTGGTCTTACTAAATTCTTGCTACAATTCCAGCGCTTGCCCTGTAATGCTCCGTCAGTACCCTTTTTGTGCGTTCCTGTGTACTTGATTAAATAACTTGCCAGCTCTGCATAGTTGCCGCTATCGTCCAGTGGGAATACCTTAACCCTGTTATGCCCCTCGTATGCCTTATACCAGCAGCGTTGTAAAATCTCTGTGTCAATTTTATTTACTACAAGGTGGTGATGCCTCGCACCTTTCTTGCCTATCTCCATAACGTGTATGTATTTGAACTCTATCCCAGCCGTTCCATTTCTGATAAATACAAGTTGAAATTTACCCGCATATAGCGGCTTAACACATTTTTGACGTTTTCCCATATTACGTACTTTGGTTTCCATTCTCCCATTTGTTCGATAATATGAATTGTTTCCCACATAAGGCTTGAACGTGTGCCGCTACCTTTGTCTGCTCCCTTACCTCTATTTATCCGTCCCGCCTCTGCTGTCGCTTTTCCTTGGTGTCCTGCTATACTAAAATCTTGGCAAGGGCTGCCATGTATTAAAATGTCTGGTTTTAAATTCCAGCCTACGACGCTTTGCGTCTTATATGGCAGCTCGTCCGCAAACATTGCGTTATAGGAACGTACTGCCTTTTCGTCTATCTCTACATAGTCAATGGCTTTTACTGGTATGCCAATATTGCGCAATGCGCAACGTGGGCTACCTATCCCGCCGAACAATTCTAAAATCTGTATCATGGTTCTTTTTCCTTTCTTTCGTAGTAAAATAGTAATCATTCATAATCAGCATTTCTTTACTGAAAATGCACGTAAGCCCCAGCGGTACTGTAATAAATGCTATCGTTATGTCGCCCTCTGTCGCCCATACTTCCAGCACGGTAATTGCAAGCATTGCAAGCCCGCAGGCTTTCTGTTTAATGAAATACCAGCGGCGGGCTTTCTTTGCCTGCTCCCGCTGCCGCCTCTGTTCCTTTTTTTTGCGCATATCTGCCATTGCATCTGCATAGCCTTTCTGGTATGCGTCCTCTACTATCAATGCCTCTGCTACCATTCTTTGCCTCTCTTCCTTTCGGCGGCGCTCTCTGTCTTTCCATGTGTGCCGCTCTCCTGTTCTGGCGTTTGGTTTTACCGTGCGGGCTGCTTTTCGCATTAAAAAGCAACTGAAAACCTGTTGACCGTCCACATACTTTCTGGCTGGTATGACCGCCGCTATTTTTCCACGGTATACAGATTGCAGCTATTAGCCTGCTACCCTCTGCCGCAGGCTCGCCATGCCTGCTACCAAATACGCCTTGCTGGTGCTGCCCCAGCGCTCCCTTAAGTCAATAAGGTACTCTACCGTTAAGCTAAAGGCGCTTGTTGACGGCGGTTGCCGCCTACATTTCCTCTAATGTGTCTACCTCTTCCAGATAGCCTATAAATTCCTCTAAGTTATCTACGTTCTCCTGCATCTGCTCGCCACGCTCTGCATTTTGTAAGCCCTCTGGCAGATTGTCGTAGCACTCCTGCTCTTCGTCCTTTACCTCTTCTAAAATGTCCTTTGCTTGGCTTATCAGTTTCAGCGCCTCTGCTATTCTCTTACGTCTTTCCTTATTCATTTTCTTTGCTCTCCTTTGCCATTTGTTCTAAAATTTCTTGCGGGTAGTACTGATAATTTGTAAACCCGTTTTCTATAAAGAAGTCTAAAACCTCTTTGTATCCCCATTTAAAAATTGCCTGCTGCCAGCGTCGGTTATCTTCGTAATACATTCTCTGGAAACGGTTAGGCGTTCCGTCTCTCTCCATGCCAAACATACATATAGGGCAGCCCGTCCGCTCTGTTTTCGTTGTGTAAAAATTGCCGTCCTCGTCCTGCGCTATTTCTCCGTATGCCTTGCTAATCTCTACGTTGTTCTCGTATAAGTAGCGTAAAATATCCTGCCTTGTCCAAAATGAAAACGGTGTGCTTTCGCCTTGCCCGTCAAAACTGTTACAGCCGCCACGCTTACAGTAACCATTTAGCCTGCTCTGGCTTTCCTCTACCAGCGTTGCTACTATAGATGCTTTCCCGTTCTCTTTTCTCCAGTTCTCTACGGGCGTTTCTTTCATGTAGTAGCAACATTTATTTGAAATCTTAAAGGGCGCATCAATTAAAAATCTCCACTTCTGGGCTAATATCCACGTTTTTGCATATCTGCCCTCATTTGTTATACCCGTAAGTGCCAGCCGCCTGCTGTTTGCGTTTTTTCTGTAGGGTTTTGCAAGTGGCTTATGCTCTTTGCCGCCCGTTTGCTTACTACTGGATACCCAAATTCTTTTAATACCGCCTCTTGTGACATTCTCGGTGCTGCAATGTTTACCTTTACTCCCCATTCGTCCCTTATCTTCATAACCATTTCTATATTGTCTTTGCACTCTATCCCCAGCACACTAACTGCCTCTACTCTTGGGTATCTCTTGTGTATAAAGTGCATTGCCGCCGTGCTATCCAACCCACCGCTTATGCTTACGGCTACGCCGTCCTCTCCGTAATATGTGATAAACTCGCTTAGCCTGCGCTCTGTCATTCTTACCTTTATCTCATACGGATACTTAAGCCTCTCCCGCACTACTTCTTTGCTTATCTTGTCCTTAAGCATTTTTTTGCTCCTTTCTTATAATGCCTGCTGCCTGCTTCCCGCTGCCGCAGGCTCGCCATGCCTGCTACGCAATGTGCCGTGTGGGATTTGAACCCACGACTTGCCGCTTATGAGGCGGCTGCTCTAACCACTGAACTAACGGCACTCATGGCGGCTGCCGCCGCCTACTCATTAAATAAAAAGCCTTTTTCTATTAAAAACCTTATCCAATCGCAGCCTGTTACGTCGTCCCGCTCAATGAATTTGTAAAAGCTCTCTGCGTCCTCTATTCCGTATTTCTTCAAAATGTTTCTTGCGTTCTTTGCTGCTGGCGTAGTAAAAACATTCTCTGCATAAAATGTAGCCTCTATAGTCCCGTAGCTGTTCTTTCCTGCTGGTGTTCTCATTTCCACTACGACTACATTCCTTTTGCTTTTTCTTCCTACTCCCTTTCTTATTACTACT